CTTTTGCATCAGGATGTCGTGGGCGCCGCCCGAGACCACCGCGATGCTGGAGACAGCGAGGAAGTCATCCGGGCAGTTCAGGTACGCGCTGTTGGCGGTGAACACGCCCGTGACGTTCTTGCGCAGCGCAGCGAACAGCACCGTGTTGTAGATGCGCTGCTCGGCCTGCTTGACGAACGTCGGGATCGACAGGACGAAGTCGTCCTCGTAGTTCTCGGTGAACCTCTTGATCTCGGCGACGAGTTCGGCGTACGTCATAGGTATTCAGCCCCGTTGACTGGCGGGAACACCAGCGTGCCCGTGAGTTCGCGCGAGTCGTCCGCCGTGGTGTCGGGACGGGGGTCGCGCAGCGCCTGCGGGTCGTGCACCGGGTTCACCCCCTGCATCAGTTGGGGATGGTCCTCGTCGCGGCAGGCGTCGCACACACGCAGGCCGTTCGGGCGCATGCGCACGAACTCCGTCTTCAGGTCGTTCAGCAGCTCGGTCAGCCCGCAGCGGTCGCAGATGCCGAGCGCGCGCTTGCCGGTGGCGAAGACGTCGCTCATAGCCGCGACACCCTCGGCACCAGCCGCACGGGCGCCTTCTCCCGGTCTTCCTCGGTGGCGAGCTGCCATGCCTCGTCGTACTGGGCCTTCAGCAGCGGCAGCCGCTCGTAGCCTGAGGGGACCTTCAGCGCGAGGTAATAGGCCAGTCCCGCCGTCAGGGCCGGCACGAAGCGGAACGGCACGTCCATCGTGGTGGTCGAGCCGCTGGCATCCTGAATGCGGCGCATGCGCCAGTACACGAGGGTGTAGACGGCGTCGGCATCGGGCACCGGCCACAGCGTCACCGACGGCGTGCCGGTGCGGGTCACCAGCAGGTTAACTGGGACACCTGCCGACGCCTTGTTGAAGATGTTGGCATACGTCGAAAGACTGATACGGGACAGGTTGGCGTCCACAGCATCAGATCCCGAACCAGTTCGAACCACATGCTCCAGCAGATCGACAGTATCAGCGGGAAGGGCATAGGTGGCGACTCCATTCAGAAGGCCCAGCGAGCCCTCCTCAAACGTCCACATGTTCAGGCCCCGGTTGGCCCAATCGGCGAACAGGAGGTTCAGGGACCGGCGCGCGGTCTTCAGGTCGTAGCCCGTGCGCATCTCCGAGCCCGCGCGCTCGTACGCCTCCTCGACCAGCTCCACGAGGTCGAGGTTGAAGGTGGCGGTGCCGGAGGTAGCCATGGCTTAGATCAGCACTTGACCTTGCCGCCCTTGTTGAACGGCTTGGGCATGGACATCTTCTTGCCCGGCGCGCCCTTGGGCGGGAACACCGCCTGCTTGCCGTGATCGGTCTTCGGGCTGCCAATCTTGGCCGGCAGCGATTTGCCGGTGAACTGCTTCGGTTTCATGACTCTTCCTTCGTTGAAACGCAGACAAACGTGCTACCCGACTGTGTGATCAGGCGCTTGACGACGGACTGGTTTTCCCACGCCCACCAGCCGATCTGGGCGACGCAAGCCCAGAACAAAACGCATACGGTCAACTGGCCGATTCGCTCCCTGTTCAATTTCCGCCTCCCGTCCACTTGATGTGCCCCAGTGCCCACATGATCCCAACGAGCGCGATCACCGCCTTCTGGAACAGCCCCCAGACCCCCCGCCCCAAGTCCTTGTACAAGCCGTCCCTGAATTGCTTGATCACCTCTTCGGAGATCGCCTTCACGTCCTCGTCGGTGAGCGTGCGGTTGTGCATGGCGTACCTCTGCTTCGTCTTGTTTGAGGTGGTGCCCATTCACGCGCATGCTGGCGATCAGGGCCTGCTTGGCAAGTTGTTCGTTGGTGGTCGGCATACGTCACGACGTCGTGTGGTTCACGTAGCTCCAGTTCGATCCGCCGTCGAACGTGAAGCCGAGCGTGCTGGGGTTCGACAGGCGCATGCCGTGCACCGTTCTGTCGGTGGCCGCGAAGTACGTGTCCTTGCACTCCCAAGTGACGTAGCCGCTCGTCCAGCTCGTGGGCTTGCCCGTGACGGTGCAGGTGCCGAGGTCCGTGGTGACGATGCACCCCGGCACCATCGTGTTGATGGTCAGGTCAAGATCGCCGTAGAAGCTGCGCCAGCCTCGGTTGTTGCGCAGCAACAGGCTCTTGGGGACCCGCACTGCGGAGCCGCTGGAGGCGTACCAGGGCTTGTTCATGGAGGTCGTGATGGTGTTGACGTTGTCGCGAACGACGATGTTCAACAGCGTGGCCACCGAGGGGGTGCCGGCATAGGCGTTGTAGGCGATGGCATAGGAGCCGAACGGGCCCTTGCAGTCCGTCACCTCCACGGTCGTCTCGTAGCTCTTGGCTGCGACGGTGTCCATGGGCAGCTCCACGATCCCGGTGGTGAACACCTGCGTGGAAAAGCCGGATTGGTGGACGCGCAGGCCCGTGAGGCGGGTGATGGAGGCGCGAGAGGTGCTGAAGTGCGTGACCGTGAGGAACCGGACCATCGCGACTTCGGTCCACATCTCGGCGTCGCGGCACACCGAGATCATGTCCTCGTCGCCGAGCGTCTGCTGGAAGGCGACCGGGGAGTGCGAGGCGCCCAGCGGCGAGGTGGAGCCGTTCTTCTTGTAGACGAACTTCGGCGCGTCCAGCACCCCGTTGCCGTGCTGGAAGTCGTAGTCCACCGACTGGGAGATGCTGACGATGTTCTGGCGGATCGACAGCGGCCGGTACACGGCCGGCTCGCTGCACTGGAACTTGATGTTGCGGCCTTGGCAGTCGGTGAAGGTGCCGCCGTACACCGTGGCCTTGCCGGCGCGCTTGTAGAAGTCGCCTACGATCTGCTTGCCGAACAGCTTGATGCCGTCCGCGTCGGCTTGGCCCGAGGGGCACTGGATGCGGCTGATGACCGGCTCGACGACAACCGCCTCGCCGGTGAACCCGCTGGCCGTGAAGCCCGAGCATTCGCCCGTGGTCGCCCGCGAGACGGTGTCGATCTGGGGGCGCAGCGCGTAGACGTAGCGGTACGGGCCAAAAAGACCGAAGCCGTTGGCCTCGCCGGATGATGCCCGATACAGGTTCTTGACGAACGGCGCGGGGTTGAATACGGCTTCGCCCGTGCTGTCGGCGCCGTTGTTGGACGTGCGCAGGAAGTTGCCGCACTTGCTGTTGCCGTCGAACGTCACCAGCGCGCCCGACCAGTCGACGAAGTTCTCGGCCGTCGTGTACAGGTAGATGAAATAGTCGAACGCCGTGGCACCTGAATCAACGGTGATGGTGCAGGGCACCCGCGCATGGACGGCCAGCCGGCGCACGCCCGTGCGCGACGTGCTCGCTAGGATCGGCCCGCTGACGGTGTACGTGGTCTTGGTGAGGACCGCGCGTTTGCTGTTCTCCACGCAGTACTCGAAGAAGGTCAGCAGCTTGGACGTCTCGTCTCCGCTGCCGGTGATTCCGTACCAAGAGTCCAGCAAGTCATCGCCGTCGGCATAGACGCCGACCACCGCCCCGGCGCGCACCGCCACCGCATAGTCGGTGCTTTGCGGAACGGCCGGCGTGAGGGTCAGTACGTTGACGTCTGCCATGTCGTCCCCTTACCGCGCCCTGAGGATTACGTTGTCCAGCGTGCCGGACACCGAGCCGCCGAAGAACGAGAGTCCCTGCACGGTGTCGGACCCGGAGACGAGCGTGAACACCTTGTGCCCGGAGGTCGTAAACGTGCTCGCAGTGCCGCCGCCGATGTAGACGAACAGGGTGCCGCCCGTGTGGGTCCAGTCGAACTCAATGTCGTAGGTGGTCCCCGATACGCAGGTGAAGCCCTGTGCGCCGCCTTGGAGAAGGCTGCTGCTCGCAGAAGTGGCGGTCGCCACCCCGCCGGAAACAGCCCACCCCGCCGGGACGGACCAGTTGCTCGCCGAGCCGAAGGTCCCGTTGATGATCAGGTTCGGCCGTCCCCCCGCGCGGTGCAGGGCCGAAACGGCCATCGAGAGGGACGAGAGCTGCATGGTCTCAGTACAGGGCGAGCACCAACGTGGCGGTCGAACCCGTCGACCACGCCTTGGTGATCTGGATCGGCAGGACCGTGCCGGCCGGGACAGCCGAGAACGTGACATCGCCGCCCTCGACCATCGAGACCTTCAAGTCGCCCGCCCCGCCCACGTACACGCCGCGCGTGTTTTCGAGGACGGTGGAGTCGCTGAGCGTGACCGCCGCCGCCCGGCGAGCCGGGGCGGTGGAGTCCGCAGTGCGGTATGCACCGGGCATTTACGTCTCCTGATCAGGGGTTCGGGTGCTGCGCGCCGGCATCCGAGCGCTGGACGTACAGGACCGTGACGATGAACCGGCCTGCGGTCAGCGTGGCGGTCGCCACCGTGTTGCGCATGTACACGGGCGTGTCGGCCGTGGTGGAGGTCTGCCACGCGAGCTGCGTCGCCGCCGTCGCGGTGCCACGGAAGCGCCCGCCTGCGGTGGTCGCCACGGCCGCCGCCAGCTCCGCGCCGCCCGAGGTCGAACCGATGGAGACCGTGGTGGTGCCGGCCGTGGCGGCCGTCACTTGGTCGATCACGATGTCGACGATCTGCGAGCCTTGCGGCAGGTTGCCGATCAGGGTGTCCACGCTGCCCACGACCGCGCCGGTGAGGTCGCCGGTGTCGTAGGACTGGGACAGGACGACGAGGCCGGTGTTGCGCCCGCCTGCCGTGGTGCCGAGGCGCTTGGTGCCCGCGCGTACCGGGCCGGAGAAGGTCTGGAATGCCATTTGATCCTCACATGCGAGAGATGGAGGTGCGCTGTCTGCATGTCGTCGGCCGGGACCGTCTGCGCACCCGAATTAACCCGGAATACTGCTGCTGAGATTTAAGCACAGCAGTAAGCAAAAGAAAAGGGGACCGAAGTCCCCTTTTCGACCGCCATTGCAACGATCAGGTCGAACCGGCCGAGCCCCAGATACCGAGGTGGTCGCTCCAGCCGAAGCTGTAGCGCTCGCGCGCCTTGTAGCGCACGTTGCCGGTGTCGAAGTCGCCGTCCATCCCCGTCTTCATGCCTGCGCGCACGAAGTGCTTCAGGCCGTTGGGGATGTCGGTGAGCATGAACCACGCGTTCGTGTCCGTGAGCCAGTGGTTCACGGTGTACGACAGGCCCATGCCCTTGACGGTGTTGATGTCGTTGTCGGAGGTTCCGACACGGCCCGTGGTCTCGAACAGCCGCTTGGCCACGAACTGGAGAGCCGGGGGGATCACCAGTTTCTTGCCCTTGGCGGCGATCAGCAGGCCACGCTCGTCGGTCCACGCGGCGATCTGGATGATCGCGTTTTCCAGCGAGGTCTCGTTCAGGTCGACACCCGTCGACGCCTTGTTGCTGTTGGTGCCGCCGCCCACCAGAGGGTGATCGGTTGCGCACAGCGCCTTGCCGTCGCCACCGAGGTAGCTGGAGCTGAAGGCGTTGTTCAACAGGGACGCGGCCTTGACCTGCTTCGTGTAGGCCATCGCGCGAGCGAGGGCTTTCGTGTAGCGGGCCGACAGGCTCTCGTACAGGTTGTCCTCCACGGCTTCTTCCGTGATCGCAAAGCCGAGGGCGATGGTCTCATGGGTGTAGCGGGAGGTGTACGCTTCCTGCGCGGTGTCGTACAGGATGCCCTGACCTTCCGACTTGGTCGGGGCGGCGCCGAAGCCGGACAGCTTCGTTTCTTCTTCGAAACTGCGATCCGACTTGTCGGTGTCGTAGATTTCCTTGTGCTCTTCGGCGTAGCGCCCGTATTCCAGACCGAACAGACCGTTCAGGCCGGGGAGCAGCTCCTTGAGCAGTTGTGCGCGAGAGATGGCCATGGCAGTTGCTCCTTAGACACCAGTGGTGAAGTTGTAGGAGTGCGCCGAACCGTTGAACTTGACCAGAAGCTCAGGGTACGTGTCGTTCTCCGTGCCGGGCACCACGCCGACGATGCGCACCGCCAGAGTGGCGGTGTTGGCGAGCGAGCCGCCGTTGGCACCGACCACCACGTTGACCGTGGAGTTGCCGGTGGCGGTGGAGCCGCCGAAGTTGCCCAGCGCGGCGTTCTTGCCGATGGCGCCGTACGCGCCGTTGGTCAGCGTGCCGAAGGCCGCCGAGCCTTGGCAGGCGAAGAGGGTGTTCGGATCGTCCACCACCATGACCCACACGTCGGTGTAGCCGGCGGTGATCGCGCCCGAGGGCAGGTACTGGCCGAACATCACCGCGCCGCCCATCGACTGCGGCAGGCTGTAGCGCACGCCGACGCACACGCCCACGACGCCGGCGGTGGTGCCGGTGGTGATGGTGGCGGACAGCGATTGCGGGTTGCCCGCGCTGGTCAACTGGATGACGTCGCCGGTGTAGATAGCGGCGCTGTTGTTGGTGGACACCTTGAATTCACGCGTACCGTGATTCATCGGCGTGTCACCCACCTTCTTGACGGGACGCAGCCCGTAGGGAGACGAAACAGAAGCCATTGCTTCCTCCTATGGATTACTTTGAACCGACACCGAACCCGGAGGGTCGCTGGTGATTCGCCGTGGATTTCTTCTCGGCGAACAGCGGCATCCGCGAGTCCTGCTGTTGCATGAAGTTGTTGTCCACCGATTCCATCTGGGACTTGTTTTGCTGGGCGTAATAGCGGTCGCGCGCTTCAGCGGTTTCCTGCGGCATCTTGCAAAGCATCAGGCCACCGATTTCCACGTTGCCATTCTTGTCGCCGGCAAACATCAGCTCCGGGTGGTCCGCCGCCTTCACCGGCTCCCAGCCCTCGCGCATCCGTTTGGACACGTTCGTCGGGTCGGCCTGACCGAGAATTGCCGTGGCAACCCAACGGTAGGCCCAGCCCGGCTCGGGCGTGGGGTCCGGCAATGCGCTCGGAGGCACATACACGGATCGGGCACTTTTTTCGCGTGACACCAAGTCACGGGGGGTCCGGTTTTCAGCCATTTTGGGATTCCTTTTCGAGCTTCGCTACCTGCTGGGCATACTGCTGGGGGGTCAGACCGAACTTGGTAGCCAGCGCCACCTGCGTTGCGGTCAGTCGGATTTTCCCAACGCTCGTCGTGCGGGTCGCTGGTGCAGTTACCTGCGGTGGCGGTTTCGAAGAGGTCCTGCCAGACCTTGGCTTTTCCTCGTCCACCTCGCCGTCATCGAACAGTTCGGGGAACTTGGACTTCATGCGAGCGTTCAGTTGCTCGTAATACTCTTCGGAGCGGGGATCGACCCCGGAATTGACTAGCTTCTGGTGCAGCCCTAGTGCAAAGCTGGTAGCGTCTTCATCACCCGCACGTCCGAACCACTGGTTTTCACGGTGCCAGTCCAACGATTTTTGGTCCGGTTTGACGGGCTGCTGTTGAGCTTGCTGCGTTTTTAGCTCGTAGCCATCCTCTTGTAAAGGGGTTGGCTTAAAGTTTTTCGCATTTTCAGCACGAAGTGTTGCCTGCGACAGCTCGGCCTGCGCCTCGACGATGGCGTCGGTGTCGAACGCCTCGTGGGCGGCCTTCAGTTTCGCCTTGGCCGCCGCCAATTCGCCGTCGGCCTTCTCGCGGGTGGTCTCGGCGAACACCTGCTGGGTCGAATTGTGGTTCTTCTTGAGCGCCTTGTTCTCTTCGATCAGGCGCTGGGCGAAGTTTTCCAGCTCGGCCTTCTCGCGGGCCACGGCATCGGCACGGCGGCGCTCGTCGTGGCGGGCGTGGGTGAGCTTCTGGATGCGCTTTTTGACGTTGTCCGAATAGCCTTCCAGTTCCTCGTCGGTCGGGTCCTCGACGACGGCTTCCAGCGGCTTGCGGCCCTTGTCCTTGGCCGGGGTGTCGTCGATGATCTCGACTTCCACCTCCTCACCGATCGTCGGATCGACGATCGCGCTGGTCTCTTCCCCCTCGGGGGTCTCTTTGGTTGCCACTTGCTCTCTCCTATTGCGAGTCGGGCGACTCGGGTGGCGCCGGTTCCCCGGCGAAATGGGCAGCGATCAATCGCTGGGTTTCAGGGTCCAAAATGGACATCAATCGGTCCAAATTAAGGAGGTGCCGGGTCAGGGCGTACTGAATTCGGTCGGCGGATCGCTCGTAGTACCCGAACATGACCTCTTGTTCGAGATCAGGCGCGGCTAATTCCGCGAGGGTCGGCGACAACGGCTTCGATCTGATCGTCATTCAGGCACCTGAATTCCCGTCCGAAAACCTTGAACCGGGTGCCGGAATAGGTCCGCACCAGCACGAAATCGCCCTCCTTGCACCACGGCCCGCTGGGGAACTTGGCGGGGTCCTTGTAGGCGTCGGGGCCGACCTTCAGCACGAACAGCACCGTGGTGGCGTGCTCTTCGGCCTTCATGAATTCACCGGGTTTGACGATCCCCGAGCCCTCGAAGGTGTCCGTGACCGGCGGCACCGCGCACAGAATCTTCCAGCCGGTGGGGTCCGGCACGATGCGCGCCTTTTCCTCGGCCGTCGCCGTCTCGGCCGGCTGGTCGAGCTGCTCGATGGGCTTTTCGGCGCTGCCCAGCATCGCGCGCAGGTGCGCCGGCAAAATCAATTCACTCGTCGTCATCGGGTTCTTCCAATTTCTTTGCAAGGGCCAGTAGATGTTGCTCGGCCAGCGCCAGCCCATGAATGACGCCTACGAGCCGTTGGTAAGTGGGAAAGTCCTGCGGCGTCCCGTTGGCGAGATCGTCCGTGTAGTTGTTCATGTCCCGGCGGATTTCGGCGCGCAGCGCGCCAAGCAATTCGGTTTCCCGCGTCATTTCTTAGCCTTTTTCGCCGGTGCGGCGGGTTTTTGCGCTGCCGCGCGCTCTTCGCTGTCGCGTTTGTCGGCGGCCTGCTTGTCGCCGGCGATGCGCTGCTCGGTCATCTGGCGGTCGTGCTGCTCGCCTTGCTGCTTGATCTTGGCGATCTCGACGCCGGACTTCACCCCCGATTGCAGCTCGCTGGCGCGGTTTTGCTGCTTGGACTGGGCGATCTGGTGGCCCGCCTTGACCCCCTCCAGCTCGTATTTCGCCTGCATCTCGCGCTCTTGCAGGTCCAGCAGGTCCTGCTTGTAGGCCGCGTCGATCACCACCTTCTTGTCGTCGATGGCGTTCTTTTGCTGCTTGACGGCCAGCTCAGCCTGCTGGAGCTGCACCATCGGGTCCTGCGCGGCTTGCTGGGCGGCCTGCGCGGCGGCCTGCATCTGGCCTTGCTGCTGCACCACCATGGCGGCCTGCGCCATCATCTGCGACAGCGCCGTCTCCACCTGCGGGGGCAGCTCCTCGCCCTCGGGCGGCAGCACGATGCCCAGCGCCGCCTCGATCTTCTTGCGGTAGTCGTAGGCCATGTGCTCGGCGATGTGCGCCTGCAAGCCGGCCAGCATCATCTGCGCCTTCGGGTTCTGCCCCAGCGCCTGCATCACCGAGGGGTCCTGCAACATCGCGTTGTGCACCGCCAGATGGGCCGCATGGTCCTGATGCATGAACGCCTTGATCGGCTTGCTGCGCAGGATGTCCATGTTCTCGGTGACCGGATCGCACGCCTTCAGGTCCTCCTCGACCGGCACGATCTTGTTGGCGTTCTTGAAGCCCAGCGTCTCCAGCATCTCGCGGTGCAGGTGCGGCAGGTCGTAAATCTCCGGGGCCATCTGCGCCATCTGGATGGCCGCTTGGTGCTGCACCACGCGCTGGGCCATGGTGGCGGCCGAGGGGTCCGACACCGGCAGCACGTCGGTGGTGTCGTAGTCGGCCTTCTTGGCGTTGCGGGTGCCCGACTCCGGGTCGTAGGTGTACTCGTCGGGGGTGTAGTCGCGGATGATGTCGCGCAGCAGCTTCAGCTCCTGCTTGAGCGAGTTGTGCACCCGGGCCTGCACCGCCGACATGACCTTCAACTGCCGCTCGATCAGCGCCAGCGTGGTGCCCACCGGGGCCTGCGCGGACATGTCGCTGATCTGCATGTCGGCGGTCGCCGCGAAGCGCCGCCCTTCCTCGACGATCTTGTCCAGCAGCCCCGCCAGCACCACCGAGGGCTCCTTGTAGGGCAGCGGCATGATGTTGTCGCGGATGTTGCCCGAGCCGATGTCGACATCGCGGAACTCGCCCGGGGCAATCGGCGTGTCGTCGCCCTTGATGCGCAGCCCCCGGGACTTCAGCCCGCCGGGCAGGTTGCTCAGGGTGCCGGCGTCGATCAACTGGCGAATGAGCGAGGTCGCGCCGCCGGCGTAGCCGCCGATCAGGTGGAACAGGCCCAGCCCGTACGCGCCGAAGCCGGGGATGTAGTCGTACTGCACGAAGTGCTGGCGCTTGCGGCGCAGCTTGTCTTCCTCGCGCCAGTTGCGCCGGATCGACAGGACGGTCTCGGTGTCCTTGATGTAGGTGATCACGTAGGGGTACGCGGCTTGGCTGCCCTCGTCGCGCAGCGGGTCGCCCTTGATGACGCAGTCCACCAGCACTTCGTGCAGGATGAAGCGCTCGTCGTTCAGGTCGTTGAAGCCGGTCTCGCGGTCCTTGGCCTGCTTGATGTCGTCCACCGTCTTGGTGGGGCTGCCGATGGGGACGCTGGCGTAGAAGCCCGACTCTTGCAGCTTGACGATCTCGTCCTCGGTCTTGCGCATGACGTGGGTCAGGCGGTAGCAGGTGGTGAGGTTGGTCGTCCCGTACGGCAGGATGACGTCCTCGGCCGGCACGAACACGCTGGTCTGGCGGCCCAGCGACGGGTCGTAGTAGACCTTCTTGAAGGTGCAGCCAGCACCGGGCAGCTCGAACAGCATGCGCTCGTGCTCACCACGGAACTCCGGCATGTTCTCCGTGAGTTCCCAGTTCATGTCCTGCTCGACGCGCTGCGCCGCTTCCTTCTTTTCCGGCGTCTCCTTGCCCAGAATGTGGGTGCGCACGGGCCCGGCGGCCGGAAACGTCTCGGTCACGCACTCGGCTTGGAAGCGCACCACCGCCTCGGCCAGCATCGGGTGCACCACGCCGCACGCGCCGCTCCACGGCTCGGTGCGCTCCTCGGTCTTCAGGCCCAGCAGCTTCAGGCCGTCCTTGTAGGTGCGCTCCCAGTCCTTGCGCGACATCTTGTCGTTGTCGATGGACGCGGCCAGCTCGCTGATCATGGCCGTCAGGTCGGCTTCGTCCAGCGTCTCGCACAGGTTGGCGGCGAACTCGGGCGTCTGGTTCTCGCCGCCCGGGGGCATGTGCAGGTCGCTGTCGGCCGGATCGTCGACGATCTCCACCTCCAGTTCATCCCCGCCGTCGGCCAGCGCGTCGATGCCAACGGGGGCTTGGTAGATGGACTTGTCGATCATGGTGTGTACTTAAATGTTGTTTTTGCGGTCCGCAAGCGCCTCGCGCCAGACCTTCAGGATCAGCGCCTTCAGCTCGGTGTCGCTCCAGACGGTGCAGTGCTGCACCTCGCACATGAACTGCTCCTCCTGCGTCATCTCCAAGCCGGCCGGCAGGGACGCGCAACCCGAGAGGGTCGCGACCATCAGGCAGAAGAACGGTTTCATGGCAACAGCCCCCGTCAGTAATAAGCCGCACGGCGCGGCACGAGGATTTTGTCACCAACCTCATCAGTATCCAAGGGGATGAAGCCGCCTTGCCGGTAGCGCAGCAGCGCCTGTGAGGTCGTGTCGACATAGTCGTCGTGCTCGCCTACAGGGAACGCCGCCACTTCCTCGGCCACCTCGGTCGCCCAGCGGGTGTCGGGGCGCCACACCACGCCCGAGGAGAACAGGTCGGCCACCGCGTTCAGCCGCACGATCTTGTCGTTGCCCCGGCTGGGGGTGAACTCCTGCACCGGGATGCCGGCCATGCGCAGCTCTTGGATCAGCGGCGCGCCGGCGGCCTTTTTTTCCACGATGAAGGCGTCCGGCTTCCACTCCTTGTAGTGCTTCAGCGCTACACGCTTGAGTTCTGGGAACCCCATGCGGTCCTTGAAGGCGTCCAGCAAGATGACGTTGGGCGACCTGCCGCCGTCCTCGTTGTCGCGGTAGAACACCCCCCATGTCGTGCAGGCCGAGTAGTCGGCGGTATTGGTCGACTCGTAGGCGGTGTCCCAGCTCTGGATCACGTACTCGCACTGGGGTGGCTCTTCCTTCTCCCAGATGCGCCACATCTTGCGCGAGATGATGGCGCTGGACTCGGCCGTGGGCTGCTGCATGTACTGGGCGTTCCAGTACCTCGGGTCCATGCCGGCCTTCTTTTGCTTCATGGCTTCGAGCGACCACTGCTCGGGCCACAGGCTCTTCTCGTTGGGCGTGCCTTCGAACAGGATCGGCGGCAGCTCGACGATCTCCCACTTGTCGGCCTCGGGGTTCTTGATCTGGTAGTCGATCAGCTTGCCCGTCAGGTCCACCAACGACCAGCGGGTCATCACCACGATGATCGCGCCGCCGGGCATCAGGCGCTGCAAGGGCCCGGTCTGGAACCAGTTCCACGCCGTCTCGAAGGCCAGCCGGCTGTTGGTCATGACGTCCTGCTCGGAGTGCGGGTCATCAATGACAAATAAATCAGCCCCCCGCCCCGCCAGCGCGCCGCCCACGCCCGCCGCGTAGTACTGGCCGCCGGCCGTCGTCGACCACTTGCCCGAGGCCTTCTGGTCGCTCGCCACGGCCGTCTCGGGGAACAGCTCGCGGTACTCCTCGGTCTCGATCAGGTTGCGCACGCGCCGCCCGAAGTCCTCCGACAGCCCGGCGGTGTGGGTGCCCATGATGATCTTCTTCTTGGGGAACTTGCCCATGAAGAAGGCCGGGAACAGGTACGAGGTGAACTCGCTTTTGCCAAAGCGCGGCGCGATGTTGACGATCACCCGGTTTTTCTTGCCTGAGATGACGTCCTCGAACAGCCGGGCGAGCTTGCGGTGGTGGGGCCCCTCCTTGAAGCCCGGGTACATCGCGTGGGCGAAGCCGAGGATCGAGGTCTGCGCGGCGGCGGTGCGGGCGCGCTCTTCGCGCAGTTCAAGGTCGGCCAGCAGCTCCAGCTTGTCCTGCGCGCTCATCTGCGGCAGCGCCTGCTGCAACGCCTTGATCTCCTGCGGCGTGAGGCTGGTGAAGTCGATCAGGTTCATTCAGGGACCGACCACGAGGTCACGGCACAGCCACTTCACGCGTCGTCGTCCTTGGCGGGCGCGCCGGGACGGACAGTTTCATCGGCGCCGGGCAAGCCGGCCACGTCCGACACATCCGCCACATCGGTCACGCCCATAAACTTGGCCAGCTTGTCCTTGATGCGCTGGTCGACCTCCTCGTTGGAGGCGTCGGCCTTCTTGTTGACCTCGATGCGCTCGGTGAACAGCCCCACCTCGGTGACCTTGCCCAGCGCCGTCAGCGCCTTGATGCGGATGTTGCCGTTGGCGTTGCCGCACTCCTCGACCAGCTTGG